TTAATGGTGCCCACGATTGTGCTGTTGTTTGCAGTGATTGTACCAGTTAGCTTTTGGCCTGTCGTGGTGATAGTACCAATCAGCTGCATGTGGAAGTATCCTTGGTAATCATCAGCGTACCAGTTACGTATGTGCGGGTTGTTCCATCGGGAAATTTGTACTCAATATCGAAAATGTAATGTCCTTCGGTCCAGTCAGCGATTACATCCGGAAACGACACTAGTCCTGTTATGTTATCAATTAGCACAGTATATTCATGTACCAATTTGCCGGTAGTGCCTGTCACGCTACGTATTTGAGAACAAACTGACAATGGTATAATTGGGTCGCCGGTTAGCTGATCATTAAGCTGAAACGTAAACCCATCAAGCGTGTCTCCGCGAGTATACACATCCCGCGGAAACTTCATTTGGTATTTGGGGGTCATTCTTTATCCTCTACTGGTATCTTGGAGTGTTTTGATGGCCGATTCCAATAACTCTATTCGCTGTATTAATTCGTTAGTGTGTTCTAACTGTATATGCTCAGATAGACTTAAAGCTTCTATAATGTTGTCTAAGCGCAGCTGAGTTACAGACACAGATTCGTCAATCTTGTATGCAATGATCCGCTGAGCCTCTTCTAGATGACTTTCAAATATAATACCGGTAGGTAATACCAAGTCACGAGTTAATTTTGAAACTGTCTCAGATAGATCACTACGCAGATCACCAATTTCAGTCGAAGCCTTTGCAGATTCCGACTTAATTACTTTTATGCAGAATGCAAGCAGTTTGTTTACCTCAGCCGATTCCATACATTACGCCTTACTTATATATGCTGTTAATGCTTCGTTGAGCCTAACTTCAGACTCTTTTAGCTCGGATAGATCTAATAAAGAAAAATCTTCTAACATACCATCAGAAGAATCCGGCGATGCACTTGGCTGAGTCTGCGCTTCTTCTGGTTCAGGATTGAGGGATGCTTGTAGTTCCGCGTCAGCCGCAATTAACTTCTGCTCTGTACGCATTTCTTCATCTGTCATACCAAGAATCTTGTTATACATAAACTCGCGCGAAACATATTTCCCTACAAACGGATCAAACATAGACAGTATGTTAGCAATAGAAGTTAATCTTTCTTGCTCAACTGACTCTGCAAAATAGTTTTCTTCAGCGTACTTGAAGTATACTTTGTTCTTAATCTCATCCCATTCATCCGCAGTCAAAATGCCAGTCAAGATGGCCTGACGACGAAGAACTTCTTCAAAAATGGTATTAAACGATACACGAAGTCTTGAGATAAAACGATTAAAGCGCAGCTCATCCCGGGTAATGTTTGACCCGGCGCCAAACATTGAAGGTTGTTCTGTAAAACGCGACGCGGGTACATTAAGAGCGACGTATAGTTTCTGTCTAAAGTATTCAGCTTCACCTAGCTCGCCAACTTGATTACCACCTTCAAGCGTTTCAATCTGAGTACCAGTAGAGCCTTCACGGCGCGGCAACCAAAAGTCTTCTGTTAATGCTAAGAACTTCTTATCGTTTTTGATTTCGCCAGTAGACTGATCATATACAATTTTGGCACGCTGTTTATTAGCAATTTCTTGAACATATTGCTCGGCTTTTGCTTTAGGTAAGTTACCTGTATCAATGTAGAACACGCGGCGCTCTGGTGCACGTGATAATCGGTAAATAAGTGTCGCATCTTCCATCATTCGTAGATTAGAAGCAACACGCAATGCTTTATGCAAATAACTAATCACGGTTCCAGTTGTCGAGTCCACTAGCCCGCTTGGGGCAAATAGTACAGCGTCGTCTGTGATAATAGTATCTTGCTGGTATCCAGATGCAGCTTGCTGTGAAGAACTAACAGCTGAACCAATCCCACGCTCATTGTATAGAAAATATGAGCGCTCTGATCGTACTTTATAGAGCATAGACTGAGCATCGTATTCTCGCTTTACTTCACGAATCTTTTTAATCTTTCTTGGATCAACAAACTGAATGCTCTGTATACCCGCTTTAGGGTCTTCTTCGTCCACGTTAACGAAGTAATTTAAGCGACCGTCAACATACCACTTTTTAAAGATAGCGTGTCCGCGGCGGTTAAACAGCAACAAGTCATAGCATACAGCAAACGCGTCTTCCAATTTAGATATTACCGCTTCAGGTAAATCAGTTTCACTAAGGTCAATAGTTATACTCTGTGACCCGTCGTTAGTAATAATAATCGCTTCGGCGCATATCTCTTCTACGCATTGGTCAACTTCCGGGACAAATACCATGTCCCGGTATCGCTCAATAAGTGTATTTTCAGTTGTTACTTGATTATCGAGGGTAATCGCATTAACGTTTGAGTTAATGAATCCACCAACAGATGTATCAACAACAGCGGATGCACCATTCTCTGTCTTATCTGTTGGCAACGGTGAAGTAGTATCAGTACTTCTCTTAGCATTACCAAACTCTATTCCCAATAATTTCATATTATGTTATATCCCGTATCTCGATAGTATCAGCTATTTAACTTTTGCTGTAGAAGTCACAGGCAAAAAGAAGGGGCTATAAAAGCCCCTTAATAAAAGTATCAAAATATTATTTTTATGATGTTACTCGTACACCGTCAATTTCATCGGTAACAAAGTAGTCGTATGCAAACGAAACATCAAATTCTTCAATCTGATCGTTCGCGTCATATGCTAGCTCAATTGGACCAATACCAAATGGCATTGCGTTTTTCAAGTAATACCGCTTAAGATTGGATTGACCGTCTTTAGCTAATTGAGTAACACGAATATCACAATACAGCTGCGAATTGCCACCAACCGCTGCGGCGTTAGTAATAGCCGGAGTGCCATGATCTAACATAGCTAACCGGTTTTGCCATGCCTCAAACGCGTTTCTGACGATAAAGTCTTCGTCGTTGATGACACGGACTGACCAGTCATCAAATACGCGATCTCCCGCAAATTTCACAGGTCGTCCAAAGTAAAATACTTGGGTAAGACCTACTTGCATACCAGGCAAACTCGCCGAGCGACACATGAACGTAAATTCCTCAACGGCCTCGTTAGAGATATCCGAAGGAAAAGATACTACAACCTCATAGAGGTTAGGTCGGGCTCCGCCAAATTGAAGCTTTGAGCGGAACGCCGACGCGTTAAAACCTACTGACATATTATTCTCCTAAATTAGGAATCTTGTAGTTGAAGATCGGCACCGTCGCCGCCACCGCCGGCAGTAATATTAATTTCATCAAATTCTGCTGAGGCATTAACTGAGACGAAGTCAAGACGTATAAAATTAATCGAATAATTCGGCTTAACATAAATCTGCCCGACAAACCGATTGTTCTGGATAACCTCAGGTGTATTAACACGGGAATCCGCGATTATTGTAAATTCAGATATACCACGACGCCCTTTAACATTTCGTAAGAACGGCTCGACTAATCCAACAAAACGTCGCTGAGAGAATTCATCGTTAAACTCAAAAAGCAACTCAGCAGCAGCATTGGCAATTGTCTTCTGGATAGTGATAAACAATCTGCGCGTGTTAATGCGGCTGAAGGCTGAATTAGCACCAAGCAACGTCTTATCGCCAAAGAGAACGGCACCGGCAACTGGCAACACTATGATTGGGTTGATGTCATTAAGGTACATAGAATCGCGTTCAACGCTAGTTGGCTGCCATGCTAGTTTAGTAACATTTTTAATGCGACCTTTAGAAGTACCACCAGCAGATACCCACGTCTCGCGCTCGCGATCTACTCGAGCATAACATCCAGCATGATCACCACACAGAGGAACCCAACGGAATACATCGTTGTACTTATCATACATGTATTTCCAGCCGCTATCTAATGTAGCGTATGAAGACGAACCAAGCAGCTGACGTGTTGCTATAATATCGCGAAGTTCCGAACCGCGGTTATTAATTACAGACTCTGGAGCGGGGCTTAAGAATACGATCCCGTCTTTACGATTTTCTACTAATGACCCTATCAAGTAGTTAGCTAGAACAACACCCGCCGTCTCAGCGGCGAAGATGGCCTCATAGCCCCCAATTACTAACGGCGCATCGACTTCTGTCGTGTTGCTAAATAGTTCATATCCGCGGATATAGTCGTCAGTGTTAATTGCATACATGTCTTGATAGCCACCGCTCAATACACCAAATGTAGCTTTCGCACGTGTCTGTGATGGCGGGAGCTGCCCGGCATATATATACTGCGACGTATTAAGTACTCCGCCCCATTGCGTACTAACACGCGGTCCAAAATTCCCAATCGACAAATTAGAATACACCTCAAGCACAGTCCCGCGCTTACCGCTGAACTCACCAGACACATCAGTTATTACTACATGGAATTGCATCTCTTCTGGCGCCGCGCCAAATAATTTTGCGTACATCCATTCTCTTTTAGCAATAGCAGGTGTTCCCGACCCAACATATATACGGTCAAGTGTTATAGTTTCGGCATCATCGTCGACTGAGACTACTTTATATCGTACGTTGTCTACAACTAAATAGTCACCGTATGGTCCGCTGTTAATAAAATCAGACAGCCCCTCGTCTGCGTCGCTGCTCACTGTAGCACTCAATGTCTTCGTCCGATTCGGAGTAAGACCGCCAAAATCAACAGTTATATTAATATCCGATAATAAGACGTCAAAAGCCCAATCACCAAAACATGTTGATACTGCTAAACCATTACCACGATTTCCAGCATACTTCGCAATGAAAGTGCTGTCAGAAGCACCCGCCCACATAAGTAGGTCTGATGTATTTTTAATATATGGGCGAGCGCTACTTATTACGGGCGGGAATGACGCATTATAATTTGACGTAGGGCGATCGTCCGCTACGCGAACAATGTTAATGCCAGACGTATATGCCAAAAACGACGCAGCAGTCAAAAAGTCAATAGCAGTTTCGTCTGTTGGCTTACCAAAGCGGGCGACTAAATCCGCCTCATCAAAAATTAATGTCGATTCTTCAACTGGACCCCAGTTGAATTTGCCAGCAAATGCACCAAAAGACGAAACCTGTTCAGCAACTGTTGTTGATAGGTCAATTTCTCGTGTTGCAATGCCAGGGCTAATAGGAAAACTCATATTACGCTCCTTTACGGGTATTACTCTTGTGATAAGACTATTCTTTACCGAATTATTTAACCTAAATCGCAACCGAGAAAATAATTTAAGAAAACCATTGACAAGACTACCTACAGGTGTTATAATAGATTCTGTTGTGTCTACTGGAAAAGAATTAGCTGAGAGAAAAGAATATAAAAGTAACCGAAGGTCTCGAGCGGAGCGAGAGTATTTTCCGGTCTGTTATTAGATTGATTGAATGCCGCTAACGCACCATTCAATCGCGTTTTGCTAATTTACCTGTTGACAAGACGTCTTAAACAGGATATAATAGCTACATATACGAATTGGAGTGGTTTATGAATAGAATCTATATCGTTGAAGGCATGGACCGTTGCGGCAAAAGCAGTTTTATTCGAGCTTTACGCAAAACTATCAAAAACCACAAAATTATGACTATTCACTCTGCTACTCCACCAAATGATGTTGATGCAGCAGAATGGACAAAAGCTCATTACACTCAACTAATGCATACTTGCGTTACCATGCAGAAATTTCACTTTGATATTATTCTCGATCGTTCTTGGGTAGGTGAAGAAGTTTACGGTGCGCTGTATCGTGGAACAAACTTTACAGAAAGAGATTTTGGTGTTCCTAATGGACTAAAACTTCTTGTAGCAGATGCTATGCGTCTCATTGTCTTTATTGATTCTCCTGAGAATTGCAAAGACAGAGATGACGGTCTTGGATTAACATCAGACTTAGATAACATTTCACAAGAACGTGAAATGTTTGAAATGGCAGAAAGCTATTCTAGCGTTAATAGCAAGATGTGCGATTGGTCTAAAGAAGCTAATACATACTCAGAACAGAAATTATATTCATTAGCAGAGGAAATGGTATATGCAAAAAGTTGGTGATATTCGTGCGGCGCTTACCATGAAGTTTCTTGATGGAGACTTTGTAACCGATAAGACGGGTGTTAAGTGTGTTGAAATCATGGGCGCAAATTTCATAGCAGATGAACCTGTCATTTTTGGTAATCTTAGCCAAGATTATATTCGTCGTGAGATTGCTTGGTATAAGTCTACTAGCAGATATGTTTATGATATCCCCGGTGTAACTCCAAAAATCTGGGAACAAGTTGCAGACCGCAATGGGTTCATACACAGTAATTATGGTTGGTGTGTTTGGTCGGCTGATAATGATAATCAGTTTTATCATTGCCAAGAAGCACTGATTGCTGATAAAGATACGCGCCGAGCTACTATGATTTACACGCGCCCGTCTATGCAAGTTGATTATAAAGAAGACGGTATGTCAGATTTTATGTGTACATACGCTACACAATATATGATCCGAGACAACAAGCTGCATGCTTTTGTTATGATGCGGAGCAATGACGCGGTGTTTGGCTATAAGAACGATTATGCTTGGCAGAAATATGTTCGTGATGATTTGCATCAATCGTTGCTACCAACATACCCACTGTTAGAGATCGGTGATATACATTGGAATGCTGTATCATTGCATGTATATGAGCGCCACTTTAATCTAATTGATCAACATGCTACGGGCAAAGACAATGCTTAAAAAGAACTTTGTGGTTGACATTGATGGGACATTGTGCGATACGATTTTCGGTGTTTCATATGAAGATCGTCCGCCAATCCAAGAAATGATTGACAAAGTGAACGAACTGTATTATAATGGTTCCAGAATCATATTGCTTACTGCGCGCGGGATGCGGACATATTCTGGAAATATAGATGAAATTAATTTGCACGTTCGCCCAGTTCTTGAAGCGTGGCTAAATAAGAACGGAGTCAAATACCACGAATTGGTTATGGGCAAACCTTGGTTAGAAAATGTGTACTATGTGGATGACAGAGCGATGCTCTTGTCTGAATTTCTTAAACAGTAAAAGGCAAAATCATGAGCGAAATAGTCGTCATTCCTGCAGCAGGCTTAGCTACTCGCCTGCGCCCAATCTCAAATTCGATGTCTAAAGCTATGATTCCGGTAGCTGGGAAACCTATCTTGGCCAGAATTCTGTCTTCGTTAAAGGACGTAGCAGATAAAGTCATTGTGGTGTACGGGCAGAATGACGACATTCCGACATTCCTAGCAGACAAAAACTATGGCTTTAGTCTGAGCTGGATTAGACAAGAGGTAGCTAATGGTCCTCTCGGTGCAGTGCAGACTGCACTTGAGCATGCGACTATTGAAGCAACCGATAATCTAACGATATGGCTTGGCGATACACTAATAACTAGCCAAAAAGAACTCGCCAGCTTCTTTTCATACCAATATGATACGCTTACTGTGGCCGCCGCCAGAGTAGATGATTGGTCAAGATGGTGTATGGTAAGTAAGTCGACATTCCACGATACGACTGTTTCATATAACGATAAACCCATAGATGAGCCCGAGACGGATTTGGCACTTATTGGTTTATACCGGTTCTCTAACATTGGCAATCTTCAAATAATGATTGATGCTGCCTGCGATGGTGCTATCTATAAAGAAATATCTCCACTTCTTACCATGTTTCGCAGCGAAACACGAGTTATGGAATTTAAGTCGTGGCTAGACTGTGGTGATCTTGCATCTCTACATGCAGCAAACGCAGCTCTGATTAACTCCAAGTCCCGCGCGTTTAATAGTGTTCGCTTGGCTGGTTCGGTTGTAACAAAAAGTATGGCGGTTAATGATGAAATGGCCTGGTACGCGTCTATTCAGTCGCATGTAGAAGTTAAAAAGATCATGCCACAGTATTATGGAGAAAGCTCATCTAATACGTTCAACATTGAACTTTGTTCGGGCTCAAGTCTACAAGATATGTTGGTGTATGATAATATCCGTCCCGATTGCTGGAAATTTATTATTGACACAGTTCTCGGTCAGCATCAGGCATCTTTTTACAAAACACAAACTGCAGTTCATGATCCGCATTACATGTTTTTCTTTAACATTAAGCGACGCATAGACTCTATAACTACACTCTCCGCTGAAGAGAATCGCCTCATACTTACGTTTTTGCAAGAATCGTATACTTTGCTAGAAGCATGGAACGAGTCTGAGCTATCTGTTGTTCACGGCGACTTTCACTTTGGTAATATCATATATGACGCAACCTGTAATAAGGTAAAGGCGATTGACCCTAGAGGTCGATGGGACAACGTACAGACAACTGCAGGATATGTCTCGTATGACATGGCGAAATTTTACCAGTCGTTCTATGCTAAATATGCTTGGATAGTTTCAAACGAAACGCCGAACGAAAAGCTACGTGCACATATTATTGAATATGCAGACCAATGGCTAAATAAAGAACAGGCAATCTTTATTAAGAGATACTCCATTCTACTGCTATTGAGTGCCGTGCCTCTACACTCTGAAGACCAAGGTCGACAAGCAAGAATGATCAAAACCGGGCTACAACTTATCCAGGAATTCAAATGAATATTGCATTTGCGAAGATAGGCAAATCTATAAAGTTTAAGACAGCCTTTAGCCCTGTCGGTGGAGATAATGAAGCTCCAGCTATGCTAAAGGCTCTAGCTAATAACAACCCCGATAAGACTTTTTATATTGTTGGGCGTAGTGACTTTGCAAAGTTGTCAGAGTATGAAGTCGAAGCATTATTTCCATACAAGAATGTCATCAATGTGTGGCAGGGTGGAGTAAAAACATTCGTAGATCGTAAAGACTACAATGATCCATTCTATCATCACATCACAAATTATTTCAAGAGGAACTCCATCACTCTAGAGTTCTGTGTTATGATGGTTGGACAAGTTGGCACTGTTACCATTCCCAATATGATTGAGCAAGTCCGAGACCGAGCTCTAAAGGCATCTGTAATTGATATGACACTTAACTATACATCACCGATCGCAGTTTGGTTGAATGACACCCAGATTCCATATGTAGAGATAGTTAACGACCCACGTTATGTTATGAATCAGTCTCGCGACATCTTTAATCACCCTGCGGTAAGTCTAGGACAATATGACTATCAGTATAAAGTAAATTCTATATCATCTTATGAAGACCAAGAACGTGTTGCTCACATTACACAATCAAAATATGCTGGAATGGAAACAATCTTTTGTTATGGGCGTAAAATGGAAGACGTTTCAAAAATCCCTAAATATTGCAAGTTCAGCGTAGTATTGAATGAAGGAAATCCATCCCGGTATGATATGCTAAAGGAATGGGTGCTAGATACATTGGACGATGTTGCGATTTATGGCAGGTGGGATTGTAAACAAGCGCATCCGTACGAAGATTCGCGCTTTAAGGGATCAATTGATCTTGAACGTGCTCAAGATAAAATGCGTGACACTAAGTATACCATCATCATACCAATCAGAGACGGTTGGGTTACTTCTAAATACATTGAGATGATTCATGCTGGTGTTATTCCGTTCTTTCATCCATCATATGATAAACAGAACCACATTCGAACGCATCCTATACTTCGACCAAAAACGCCTAAAGATATGTTTGATGCTATAGAGCTATTGGAGAGTAAACCGGGACATCGTGAATCTCTACTTAAATCACTGCAAGCAGCAATACTAAAACCGGAATATTACGATGGGACGTTTTTGTCTATGCAAGTATTTTCTGCTATGGATAAAAATCATACTGCTACTGACGTCTCGCTGTTTTCAGTTTCAAAAACAGAATCTTTAGATGATTTCTTTTAAACGAGGTTATAATGACAGAAAAAATTACTTAGGCTCCGCATATTCCACTGATTGGTGGTTTTCCTCTTGGAGCAGAACGAGCTCTAGGCACTCCGCCTGAGGCAATTTATTCTCTCCCAGGTTTCTTGGGAAATGATAAGCATTATGTTAATTACCAGAACGTTACTCTCGGTAGGGACATTGAGTACATCCCATTAGAGCCAACTGATCATGCGTTCGATCATAAGATTAATATTATCATGGGTACTCCTCCATGTGCAGCGCTGTCAGGTCTAAACACCGGCAAGAGCGAAGCGTCAAAAGGTTCAGGCTGTGCTAAGAACGAATTCATGTACATGGTGTTTGAGCATGGTATGAAAAAGTTTGAAGCAGACGTCATCATGGTCGAGAATGCACCAGCACTGTTTACAAATAAAGGCAAAGGTGTTGCTGATCGGCTATACGAAATCTGTGCAGCTAACGGGTATTCAATGACTCTCTACAAGACAACAACATCAAAGCATGGCGTTCCACAGAATAGGGACCGAACATTTGCCATCGCGTGGCGTTCTAAGACTGCACCTATTCTACCATGGTTCAACAAAGAACGAAAGCAGTTTGCAGAATACCTAGAAGAGGTTGAGGGCAAAGGATATATCCATGCAGATGAAATCATTAACCCAAAGATCGAAACAGAGGGTTACTTCCAATTCCTTACTCAAAAATACGGTGATGCGCGCAAACACATTATGGGTACTGGGCAGATTACCGCGTTCAATGCGATTAATAAAGCTGGCATGTTACAAGAAGCGATTGATTGGTTTAAAGAAACCGGTAACGAACGTTACATACGATATTCAGAACATGCTAAGATGAAGTTTGATATGGGTAAAGGTATCTGGGATGGGTCAACGCACGTCTTTAGTGATGCAATGAATGCATGTATCGGGCGGAATATGAATGATACTATTCACCCAACGTATAATCGTTCGATGACTATTCGTGAAGCGTTACATATGATGAGTTTCCCGCATGACTTTGAGCTCATCGGTGGTCGCAAATCAATTAACCACATTGCGCAAAATGTGCCTGCATGTACAGCCGCAGATATTGTTAGCTGTGCAGCTATGTTTCTGCGTGGTGAATTGCAGATGTCTGACGCTACATTAGTCAAGCAAAACAATCATAGCATGAAGACTGAATACTTTGGTCTAGAGCAAGAGCCTACTCTAGACGACATTTAATGATTGACATGCAGAGCTCAGTGTGATATAATAGTTTTTTAAGTAAACCATAAGTGAGGAAGATTAATGACAAATACCAGTAAGTGGGTACAAGACATCGCCGACATGCATAGCAAATTTGGTGTAAATGAAAAAATTCGCGATCTCGACAAAGTTAAGCTCGTAGCGTTTTTGAAATTTCGTATTAAGTTTTTGCAAGAAGAGCTCGATGAATTGATTACTGCGGAATCAGCTGATGATGTTGTAGATGCGCTAATTGATCTCTGCGTCGTAGCTATCGGCACTTTGGATGCGTTTGATGTTGACTCTGAAGCTGCCTGGGATCGTGTACACGTAGCTAATATGGCAAAAGAAGTTGGGATCAAAGCGACACGCCCTAACGCACTTGGTCTTCCCGATCTTATTAAGCCTGAAGGCTGGACCTCGCCGTCTCATGCAGACAATGTTGGGATGCTATCTCTTCTGAGATTACCTATTTCCGGCTAATCGAAAGGACCCTAACGGGTCCTTTTTCATTCTCTATATTCCTAAATGATCTAACCAAAATGAAAATAATGGTATACATCGGTCAGTAGAATTGATATAATACTTCTATTGAAACGAAATGCTAAATGAGAAAATGATTATGACAACTATTAGCCAGCTGAGCCAGCTTGAAGAAATCGTCAGTGAGTCTAAGCATCTGCGCACTGAGTTCAACGGTAAGCTCTACAGCCGTCAGCACGACGGCAGCGTGACCTTTGGCAATATGATGGAATTCCTTAGCAACGACGATAACCGCGTGACAGTAGAGATGATGATCAAGATGTCAAAGCAGCTGTCTGAGCTCTAATATCTGCTGGATACGGCGAGTAATAGTATAAGTCTGCCCACAAGGATTACAA